TCTTGCCTTAGAATAGATTTATCAATATTATCTGTTCTTCTGCTACTATTTCTATTAAAACCTATTTGATTAAAGAAATCATAAGTTAGTTTCTTCATCTCATCCATAATTTGATTTTCTTGATACTTAGTACCATCTATTGTAACAGGTTTTACATAAATGCTAACTCTATAAGATAATTTTGATACACTTTCCATTCTATTAGTAGTCTTACCTACCATATTATCTGAATTGTTAATTTCTCTCATAATAATGGTTGGAAATTTAGCAAGTGAATTAGGAATATGAGGAACTATCAATAGAGTGTCGCTAAACCTTGATTTACTTAGCATATATTCTTTATATTCTAAAAACAAATCGTTTTCTATCATACATTCCCTCCCATCAACTTATCTATATATTCATCTACCCATTCTTCTAAATGCTCTTTAACATATTCTGACAATTGATAATATATGTATCTTCCCTCTTGACCCATTGTTGGTGTTGGGAAGTTTGAATAACTTTCATTATTCCATTCCCATCCATCTTTGTAATCTCTATTAGGGTTTGCCATATATTCCCATTCATCACCTGTATGTTTTGAACTTTCAGCACCTACAAGACCTGTTCCATATTCAATTAATTCCGCCAAAGACAATTTATCTGGATAAAATTCTTTACCATAATCATTTAGCCAAGTATCTTGACTTGCTATATCTATTTCAGAATTATTGTATAAATAAATATAATCTTTCCCCATTTCATCGTGGTTTCCAGCCTTATATTCATCGCCTCGTTGGTCTCCATCGACATCTTCATAAAACATCAAATCTTCTAGTTTCTTTTTGCATTTATCCATTAAGAATTTATTAAAGTCGTCAGCATCTAACTTATCGCCTATCTTTTCTAAGACTTTTTGTAATTTACTAACTCCTTCTTCAGATAATTCTATTTCGTAAGTCTTACTCATTTATTTTCTTATCATCTTTTACAAGTGGTTTATTTTCGATTATCTTTTTTTCTTCTTTTACTATTTCCCAACCAATCATTTCATAATTTGAAACTAAATCGTTTGGAACATTTTTTTCGATGTATTTACCATCTTCATTTTTAATTTTCATTTTAGTTTCTTCCATATTTCCTCCTTAAATTCCACCATCTTCTTCAATATCACCTAAATCAGTATCTATTGTTGGTTCTGTTGGTGGGATTGAAGTCGAAATTATTTGGTCTTTTATTATTTTTGATATATACACCCTAATTGAAGTATTTTGGTTTCTAACACCTATTATACTATAATCAGCGTTTTCTCCATTAATTCCTTCATTTTCAGGGGTTGTATCAACATAAACTAAGTCAAATTCATTGAATTTACCTAGATATTTCTTTTTTTCAGTAATAGATATTACTCTTGTACTACTAACCTTTTCCCCAAACTCCATTATGTCGCTCGTCTCACTTAATGTTTGTACATTAAGAAAGTATTTTTGAGGAGTATCGTAATTTTTTATTTGATTACCATATTCATCAAAAGTGTCGTCTAAGCGTTTTGCAATATAAATTCTTGATTTAACTTTATGTATTGGTTGACTATTAACATTATACATCTTCTTCTTCTTCTTTCTTTTTTGGAACTCCTACTTTTGATGTTATCTTGTTCATTAATGAATTTGATAAACCATCACTTAATTTAGTCCAAGACAATGAGTTTTCAGAATAATTTGTAATTCCTTGCTTATCAGCCATATTGTAAAGTTCTACACAACATCTTAATTGCCATCCATAATATTGAGTTGGTACTTCTAAGTCAGTAAAATCATCAAAAGGGTATAATGTTTCAAGTAGAATATCTTTACTATCATCTAACAAGTCATTAAGTACATCCTCATAATTTTCAGTTGTTTCAAAAACATCTTCATCATAAGGTATTTTCTTTTTTAATTTTGTTAGTTGTGGATTTTCTTCTTCAGAAGTTTCTTCCTCTTGTAAAATTTCTTCTTCCATCATTACACCCTCTTTCTAATTTTAATTATCCTCTTGAGATTATTCTTGCAACAGGTATTAACTTATCACTAACATAAGTTGGAGTGTCGTTGTCTCCATCGTTTGCTAATTCCCAGTTAGAACCAGTAGCAAAGTTTGCATTTGTTGGTGATACTGCACCAGTTCCTTTATATGAAATATATTTAGGAACTATCATTTCTCTTACACGAGTGATAAGGTCAGTTTTACCACCTTTTAATCTAGCATCACGATAGATTTCACTTGGTACTTTAGCACCAATGTTTTCGTGTTCGAAGAATCCTTTTTGGAATACATAAGTTACATACTTAGTTCCAGCAACTACATAGTCGTTTGCTGCTACATCAGCAGGATAGAAATCACTTGCTTTTACATCGCTAAGTTTAACTTCTCCATCATCTGGAGTTCCGCTAACAACTTTTAATGCTCCAACAGTTGCAGAAGTTGCTTCATCGTAACCATTTAAGATTGGCATATCGTCATCTACGATAACTAATTTACCATTCCAAGTTCCTAATGATAAATCTCTTTGAATACCATTAGCATCGTTATATTTTAAGAAAGTAATTTGATTTAATCCTTCTAGGTTAGTAGCAGTTGCACTATGTAAGAAAGCAATATCAAATGCACCTTTCTTGTCTCCTAATGCTTTTTGTAATGCTCTATTTGCTCCATCAGCAGTTAAGTGGGCATCTGTATTGTCAGCACTAGCAACAATTTCATAAGTGTGTTTGTCAACGAATTGTCCGTTTACTCCACCACTCATTCCAAAGATACCTTTAAGGATATTTAATACAACACCTTGTCTGTATTCATCCCAGTAATCTTTAACTTCTTGTGCTTCAGCCATAAAGTTAGCCCCAGTTATATCTGAACTAAAATCATATTCTCCCCACGCTTTTGCTCTTCCAAAACAAATTTTTCTTTGGAAGAAAGTAGGTCTTTCAGAACCAGCAGCAATGTCAGTATTTCCATCATAGTTAGTTGGGTCTCCTCCAATTCTACCTTTGATTGGTTCTACTACTGCATATCCTCCTGTTTGTTCTGACATTTTTGGTTTGTAACCACTTACCTCTGAGAAAAGTCCATTCTTAATTAAAGAATTTTCTTTTGTACTAGGTAATGTTTCTAAATATTTTTCAAAGACTTCTTCATTAAATATTTTATCTCTGAATTTTTCCATTCTTTCCACTCTCCTTTAATATTATTTTAAATTTTGAAATTCTTGTGGATGTTCATTAATAAACTTTTCTTGTTCAATTGCACTCATTTGAGCGAATTTATCAAAAGTCATTGTCGCATCCTGATTTGGGTTGTTAGAGGCGTTTGGTCTAACATCAATGGAAGCAATACTATCTTGCACCTTTTTAGTAGTATCAGCGATAATAGTATCTAATCTAGTTTTAAATAAATTAGCACCATTTATTGAAGTGTTTTCATCTTCTGTTACAAAACTGTTAATTATGTCATCTTCAATATCATAACCTGCTAAAATTTCTTTAACTTTTGCTTTGTTATAAATCTTGCGAGATTCCTTTAAATTCTTTTCAGTTTCTTGTTTTGCCAATTCCAACTTTTCTTGTTCAGTTAGTTTTGCTTTATTAATATCATCCAATTGTTTTTGCAAATCAGCATTTTGTTTCTCAAGTTCTGTTTTACTTTCTAGTTTCTTATTCAAATTACTTATTTCAGTATTTTGAGTATGATACATATTAAGTAAATCTGTTACTTGTTCTTCAGTATAGCCTTTCGCTAATAATTCGTCTCTTTTCATTTCTTTCCACTCTCCTTTATACAGTAGTTATACGAACTCTACCAAAACACTAAAAAGAGTTGATTGATACTACAATAAGTATCATAGAATAGAGAAATTAATGATAACAAGGTATTTCTCTACTCTATGAGGCTTACTCTAGCCTCATCGATTATTTGCCTTGCAAGTCACTTTGTGTGGCTCTTGTAAGGTCGTTATCCTGTTTATCTATTTTATTCTCAG